GTAGCATGCAATAGGCAGCTCGTGCTGCTAACCCCTATAAAACAATTTAGGGGTGTTGCTGCCTTACTTGCATCCGTGTTGCTTCTCGGAAAAAGACTTACGCGCTTTAAGCCAATAGTCTACGGGAAGTCCGGAAGGCCATGGGTTCGGTTCGCAGTGCATAAGAGAGAAGGGACGTTCGTTACGACGGGCAAACCCGGATCGTTGCTGTCAGCCACCATCCACGAGTCATTAGACTCAACCCTACAGGAAGTATCTTCGCTTGGAAGCACCCCCATCCAGCTACCCACCGTGGTCAGCTGGGTAGGAAAAGAGAAAGACGGGGATCGTGCATCGGCTGCACTGTTAACAGCCTATCTGCGTGATGCCCTGCCAACTCCGTTGCCATACGTGTTCCCCGTAGAACACGGTGTTCGCGCTTATCAGTACGAACCCCATACCTACGACCAGGAAGCACGCCCCAAGCTTGAAGGCTTTATGAGCCCTTTGGTACACGGCGCGTTCGCCCCTGTTAACACTGCGTCTAGCGAGAGACGTTGTGTTGAAGGACGAATTAACGCGTTGCGCAAGCCTGAACCCAGGCCTAACGCATTCCGTGACCAATGCATGGACGAATTTGCGAGATTCGTCGTGAAGGATGTGGTCCTTGAGCCCGTCTCTTTTCAGGTTGTTGAAGAAAAGCAGACACGCCCTACCCAGAGATTATCTATCGCACGTGCTTACCTTTTCGGCACCCACATTATTAATGTGGTTAAATGCTTTATGAAAGGTGAAGCGTATCCAGACATTAAGGATCCACGGAATATTTCCCAGTATAATGATTTGGACAAGCTTTCCATGGCCAGTTTCGCAATGGCCATGGCAGAACACTGCAAGAAACTCCCTTGGTATGCCCCCGGCAAATCACCTTTGGAACAAGCCCGCCGCGTGACGGAGGTCTGCGAAAATGCAAATTTCGTTGACATATCCGATTACCACCGCATGGACGGCACTGTTTCATACACCCTACGCCGGGTTGACAGATGTGTGATGATGAAGGCCTTTCCTCACCATCGGGCGCATTTGAATGAATTACTCAAGCGAAACGTGGATAACTATGGAGTTTTGCCCCATGGCACCACTTTCGATCAAGGACCCTCGCACGGATCAGGCTGTTCAGCCACAAGCCTGTTCCAAACCTTACGGGCTGCGTTCACTTCGTACCTCGCCTACCGCCATATGTACCGGCCAGACGGATCCCGTCTCACACCGCAAGAGGCTTTCGATGCAATCGGAATCCACATGGGTGATGACGGTCTTGACCCTGAGCTCCCCGAAGGAGACCACCTCTGGGCTGCAAAACAAGTTGGACTTGTCTTGGAAGCCCAAATGGTCCAGAGAGGGGACAGAGGAGTCAATTTTCTGGCACGCTACTATTCTGCGGAGGTGTGGTACGGATGTCTTGACAGTATTTGCGACGTCAAGAGACAACTGTCCAAGTTCCACACTACGGTTCGCCTACCTAAAGGGGTCACAGCTGAGCATAAGCTTGTTGAAAAATG